AGAAGTTACTCTCTCCAGCTATGAGCACCGTATGTCTGCCATGTATGGCAAGGCTGCGTCTGTTGTGCATAGCCCCACCATTGCTGCCCTCAAGGTGAAAGACCTTGTGTCTCCTCCTGTTGCTGATGCTCCCAAAGCACAGGCTGACGCAGAAGAGGTAGTGCTGTAATGATTGGATTGGTAGATGGTGATGTGGTTTGCTATCGCATTGCCTTCTCCTGCAAAGATGAGAGTGAGGATGTAGCAATCACCACTCTCGCTGGCTACCTAGAAGAAATGCTCATGGTTACTCTTGGGCTTTCTTCTTGGGAGCTTTTCCTTACAGGCAAGGGCAACTTCAGAAACGAGCTTGCTAAGACAGCAGAGTACAAAGGGAACAGGAAGGACGCAGAGAAGCCAGCACATCTGGAACTCCTACGTAACTATCTAGTAACCTCATGGGGTGCGTTGATCAGCGAAGGCGAAGAGGCAGACGATATGATTGCCATTCGTGCAACAGAGTTGAAAGACGATTGCATCATGATTTCTGTTGACAAAGACTTCAATCAGGTGGCAGGATGGCATTACAATTTTGTGAAGAACGACAAGTATTATGTCTCAGAGGAGGAAGGACTGCTGTTCTTCTACAAGCAAATCCTGATGGGAGACAAGGCAGACAACATCCAGGGTGTGCGTGGAGTGGGTCCAGTGAAGGCAGCAAAGATGCTTGCCAAAGCAAAGACCGAACAAGACATGTATGCCGTTTGCTTGGAGGCACTGGGCGAAGAGAGAACCATTGAGAACGGAGGGCTGTTATGGCTACGAAGAAAACACGGGGAGTTGTGGACACCACCATCCCTGAGAAGTTCACCCTTGCAGGAAGCGAATGGACAGTGAGCTATGTTGATGAGTTGATTGATATGGGCTTATGTAATCCATCAACGTATGAGATTCACATTCGTGCTGGTATGAACGAACAAGCAGAGGTTGCTACGTTCTTCCATGAGCTAGTCCATGCAATTAAGTTTACGATGGGTGAGACAGGACATGACGAGAAAGAAGTCGAAGGATTCGGAAACCTCCTTTGTCAGTGGTACAAAACAAGACAGGCTGTATAACAATGGAGAGTGGACACCTTCACGCTTTCGTAGCTTTGTCATATCAGCACTGAGGACAGCGACACGCAGGTGGCCTCCAAAGTTTAAAGCTTTGAAAGAGGCATGCACTGGTAGGAAAACTAACAAAGCCACTGGTAAGCTTGCGTATCACTATCACTGTGCTGGTTGCAGGAAAGAGTTTGTACAGAAAGATGTACAGGTTGATCACATCTTTCCTGTTGTCTCTCCCGTTGATGGGTTTGTAGACTGGGACACCTACATTGATAGGATGTTCTGTGAGAAGGAAAAGCTACAGGTGTTATGTTTAACGTGTCATTCACAGAAGACACAGCTTGAGAAGAAAGAAAGAGAGAAGTATGGCTCGACCAAAAAAACAACCAGAGGTAAATGACCCCAAGCCTTGGTGTATCTGGCTTGTTCGCTATTGGGTTCCATTCCCTGCCAGTGAATATGGGGGATTGCAATGTATTGTTGCAAGGGATGTTGATGAGGCAAAGAAAGTGGTGCTTGAGGATGGACTAACTGAGGCACAGTTCCAAAAGAACTATGACGAACTCATTGATGCTGTCCTCAAGAAAGCAACTGTCATCCCCTTGCTCAAAGAATATGAATATCCACACATGGTGAGGCAGTTCACAACATGAAGATTGAAGTGACAAAAACCAAAGAGAACGAAGACGGCAGTGCTGATTTCAAGCTAGACCTAGACGAGGAAGCAATTGAGTTTCTCGTTAGGTATGGACTTGTGAAAGCAATAGAAGAGGCAGTCAACAAGGCAGAGAAGGAGTACACCCCTGATGAGCAAAGTGAGTCTGGTGTGGGCAACACCGAGTGCTGAAGAACGCATTGCGTACATGGCTAGGGTGAGTAATCCAACCAACCAAAACAACATGGACACAGCTCCTAAGCTGCTGCGTTATCTGATGGATAACAAGCATTGGAGTCCATTTGAAATGGCTAACATGTGCGTTGAGATTGAGACAACCAGGGACATTGCTCGTCAGATTCTCAGGCACAGGAGCTTCAGCTTCCAAGAGTTTAGCCAGCGGTATGCTGTTGCTGATGGCTATGAGTATTCAGAGGCACGAGCGCAGGACAACAAGAACAGGCAGAACAGCTTACCTATTGTTGATAAGAACCAGCAGGAGTGGTGGCGATTGATGCAGGAACGTCTGCTGAAGGAAGCTCGTTTCTGCTATGAGCAAGCCCTGTCAAATGGTATTGCAAAAGAGGTTGCTCGTAAGCTGCTGCCTGAAGGCCTGACAACCAGCAGGATGTACATGAATGGTACTATTCGTAGCTGGCTGCACTACTGTGAGATTCGCTGTGACAGCGCAACACAGAAAGAACACCGTGTCATTGCAGAACAATGTCGTGACATATTGCACTCAATTGTTCCTTCACTATTTAAGGAGTAAACATGAAAGTAAAACCATTGCCGAACATGTGGAAGTTCACACATGTCTCTCAAGAGAACAGCAAGACATCAGAAGTAACTGTGTTTATGTCTCCTGACTGTTCTTGGGATGAGCTTCTCAGTCACTTTGCATCGTTCCTTGAGGGAGCGGGATATGCAGGAGTTGTCGATAAGCTAGAGAATCTTGGTGCTCTTGATTTGATGGGGCTGTACAACAAAAAGCAAGACAACTACGATCCTTTGGGTAGTGATGAATGAAACATCTAGTAATTCCAGACACTCAATGTAAGCCTGGGAATTCCTTTGACCACCTGACATGGGTGGGGAAGTATGCAGCAGAGAAGAAGCCTGAAGTCATTGTACATTTGGGTGATCACTGGGACATGCCTTCCCTGTCCATCTATGATGTGGGCAAGAAGAGCTTTGAGGGACGCACCTACCAAGCAGACATTGCTGCTGGCAATGCTGGTATGGACGCTCTCATGGCTCCCATCCTTGCAGAGCAGGAACGCCTCAAGCGTAACAAAGAAAAGCAGTGGAAACCTAAGCTAGTATTTTTGACGGGGAATCATGAAGAACGAATCGAAAGAGCAATCCAAAGCGATAGAAAGCTTGATGGACTTATTGGATATCATGACTTTAACCTTGAGCACTATGGCTGGAAGCGTATGGAATTTCTTCAGCCTGTCATTATTGATGGCATTGCTTATTGTCATTACTTTACTAGTGGTGTTATGGGCAGGCCTGTCTCTTCCCCTGCACTACTTCTTACGAAGAAACACATGAGCTGCATCATGGGGCACGTACAGGACAGAGGCATAGCCTTTGCCAAACGTGCTGATGGTAAGCGTATGACTGGCTTGTTTGCTGGTATTTGTTACACACATGACGAAGACTATCTCACCCCTCAAACCAATGGAAGTTGGGCAGGTGTGTGGATGCTGCATGAAGTGAACGATGGTTCATTCGATGAAATGCCTGTAAGTCTTTCCTTCTTGAAGGAGAAGTATGAGCAGAACAATTCATGACATCATCGACTTGCTAAAAAGGCAAGACTGTGTTACAATATTGGAACTACTAGACATTAATGAGGATGAGCTAGTTAATATGTTTATGGATAAAGTCGAAGAAAGGATGGACTACATTGAACAACAACTCTACGAATAATTACATGGGGAGTTATGAGGAGTATATTGCCAAGAGTCGATATGCTCGTTACCTTGATAGTGAGCAGAGGCGTGAGGATTGGCCTGAGACAGTGAAGCGATACATGGATTTCATGGAGGCTCATGTTGCTAAACACCATAATTATAATCTTGATGGCGGCGTATATAATGACTTATATAATGCCATTCTGAACATGGAGGTGATGCCTTCCATGCGTAGTGTAATGACAGCAGGGAAAGCTCTTGACCGAGACAACACTGCTGGCTACAACTGTAGCTACCTTCCCATCGATGACCCCAAAGCATTCGATGAGGCTATGTACATCCTCTTGTGTGGTACTGGTGTTGGCTTCTCTGTTGAGCGTCAGTATGTCGCAAAGCTTCCTGAAGTTCCTGATCAGTTGTTCGACAGCAACACCACTGTTGTCGTTGCTGATAGCAAGGAAGGATGGGCAAAGGCTCTGCGTCAGGTGATTGCTCTGTTGTATGCTGGAGAAATCCCTTCCATCGATGTTAGCAAGGTGCGCCCTGCAGGTGCTCGTTTGAAGACATTTGGTGGTAGGGCCTCTGGTCCTGGTCCTTTGATGGAGCTGTTTAAGTTTGTCATCAACATCTTTAAACACGCACGAGGACGCAAGCTCAACAGCCTTGAATGCCATGACATCATGTGTAAGATTGGTGAGGTTGTGGTTGTTGGCGGTGTTCGTAGGTCTGCCATGATTAGCCTATCCAACCTATCTGATGACCGCATGCGTCATGCTAAGAGTGGTGCATGGTGGGAGCAGCAGGGTCAACGTGCCTTGGCTAACAACTCTGCTTGCTACACTGAGCGTCCTGACATGGGCATTTTCATGCAGGAATGGCTGTCTTTGTATGAGAGCAAGAGTGGTGAGCGTGGTATCTTCAACCGTGAGGCTGCACAGAATGTGGTGAAACAAAACGGTAGGCGTGATGCTTCTTATGAGTTTGGAACCAATCCTTGCTCAGAGATTATTCTACGTCCCTATCAGTTCTGTAACCTGTCTGAGATTGTTGTACGTGCCACTGACACCAAGGAAGACCTGCTGCGTAAGGCTCGTATTGCCACCATCCTGGGTACTTTGCAGAGCACTCTCACTCACTTCCCCTACCTGCGTAAGGTGTGGCAGAAGAACACTGAGGAAGAGCGTTTGCTTGGTGTGTCCATGACTGGCATTATGGACAATGCTTTGCTTAACAATCCAGATTCACCAACCATTGGAGACCTTCTCAATGAAATCAAGCAAGAGTGTATTAACACTAATTTCGCTTTGGCTGACGCTATTGGCATTCCTCGGAGCGCAGCTATTACTTGCGTTAAACCCAGCGGTACTGTGTCTCAACTTACTGACAGTGCTAGTGGCATTCACCCTCGGCACTCTCAGTTTTACATCAGACGAGTCAGAGGCGACAAGAAAGACCCGCTGACGCAGTTGATGATTGATGCTGGTGTTCACAACGAACCTTGCGTCATGAAGCCTGATCAGACGGTGGTGTTTAGCTTCCCCAAGAAAGCCCCTGACGGTGCTCTGTTGCGTGAAGATTTGACAGCCATTGAGCACCTGAAGCTGTGGCTACTCTTTCAGCGTCACTGGTGTGAGCACAAGCCATCTGTCACCATCTCAGTGATGGAGAATGAATGGATGGAGGTTGGGGCTTTTGTGTGGGAACACTTTGATGAGATGAGTGGGGTGAGTTTCTTGCCTTATGATGGTGGCAGCTACAAGCAAGCCCCATATGAGGAGTGTACACAGGATGTGTATGAAGAACTCAATGCTGTTACGCCTAAGACAATTAACTGGAACCTGAAAGAGGTTGATGATAATGTCGAGGGAACTCAGATGCTGGCCTGTGTTGCTGGCGTGTGTGAAATTTAAGGAGCAAGTATGATTGTTGTAAAGCTGCGTCAGGGTATTGGTCTTGATATTGAATATAACGAAGACATTTGTCACATCGTTCAAAGTGATGAAGGCAATGAAGAGTTTGTAGCGTTCCAAGGAGCACTCATCAAACTACCATTCGTTACGATTTATATCGGTGACTTCTTTGACTTAGAGGATAAATAAATAAGGGGGCTTAATTGCCCCCTTTGTCATTGCTGAGGAGCTAGTCCTCGTTCTCGTAATATCTCATCACGCATACCCTTAGCCATCCTCTTCTGCATAATAAGATCGTCCCTAAACTTGGGATCGTTAAGCAGCATATAACCAGCTACTTCTTTATTAGCTGCTGACCTGGACTTCTCCAAGGCTGTCTTCAGCAGAAACTCTTTAAGAGAGTCATCATACTTATCCCAGTCCTTAGACTTCATCATAGCATCAACAGAATACTTGAAGTAGTTACCAGCAAGCTGGCGTTGCATGGACAGTTGTTGTGCGTCCAAGTCAATACCATACACCTTCTTCTGTGAAGGTTTAATATCAATACCAGACTTCTCTAGAGCAGCCAACAAACCGTTTGTTGTTTTTGTTTGTATGCCAGTTACTGTCTCTAACAAGCCACGTTGTTGTGGCTCACCCATAACGTCATACTTCTCTGGAAGCTGCTTGCTCCAGATGGGAGTACGTGCTTGAATTCTATCCATGAATGAAACAAACTCACGTTCAACAGGATCAACCATCTGTGCCACCTGGGCCACGCCAGAGGGAACAAGAGCGTTAGCATAGCTGGACAAGAAATTCTCCAGGTTCCTATCTGGAGCAGTGACAGCCTCAACAAAGTTAGCCAAGCCCTGCATAAAGCTCTTGTCTGCCACGTTAGCAGATACAGAAGACATAGCCATTACGCCATACTTCTTAATGTTTTCCCATGTGCTTTCTTGTCTCTTAGGGTCTTGCTTCCATTCTTTAACACCTTGATGAAAATCAACACCAAGGCCAAGAGCAGTGGCGATAGGTTCAAAGCGAGAATAGCTATACCATGTGTCACCAATCTTCACAGAGTAACGAGGAGCACCTCCCTCAGGTTTACTACCAGTGATGCGCCCGTCTTCATACAAGGAGCCAATGTATGCAATGGCAGCACTTCCCATGATTTGTTTTGCAGCCAAGTCTGCCCTACGTTCTTTCATCTTGAAAGCAAAGTCAGTGCCTTTGAAATTACCAAGCTCGTCAAACCCTGCCTTACGATGAAGAGCACCAGCCACAGGAACCCAGGCGATCCCTTCATTTACAATTAATGTTGGAATCTTAACGAAGGGCATAGTAAGAGCACCAGCAAGTGGATGTGCTCTACGAATGTTATTGACAGCAGTCAACAACTTACCTGCCTCTCCTCGAAACACAGCTTCAGCAGCAGAGTTCTCCATCTCACGTAATGCTTTGTCAGGGCTAGTGTATCCCATGCGGAATAGAGCCTTCCTCATTTGCTCTGGATAGTTTTCATCCCCAAAGTTGACACTCTCTCTCAAAGACTTGATTGCTGCCTCTTCAGAGATGCCTTCTTTCTTTGCAATGTTCTCTGCTGCACGGTAGGCCAATGCTTCAAACTCCATCTGCTTAAACATGATTTGATTGAAGTCATCAATTGCCATACCAGCACGAGCACCAAGTGAATATAGCTCTCCAAACTTTCCAGGCAGCATGTGGCTGCCGTAGATGTCTGTCATTTGCTGACGAAACAAACGCTCATCATTGGGGCTTAGTGCCATCTTTGTCACGGCTTCTTTGAACTCACTCTCAGACATATTAAACACACGCGCAAGAAGCCTGTCGTTCTTGCTGTGTCCAGTGTCAAAAGTCTCCTTGGCGACACGCATACGCTGTTCTAGGTTGTTGAAGGCAGCTTTGTACATAGCCAGCCCTTCACCAACCTTACGCTCTGTCTGTTGTAATGTTGCCTTCTGAAGCAATGTACCAAAGTCTTTGACAATTGGGTTTATAGCCCCGTTAAGTAGAGCAGAAAAAGCGTTAGCAGCAATTTGCTTTGTGTTCAACAAATAGCCCTGAACAATCCACGTTGCTGTGTTGTTAGAAATCTTTTGCCACGTTGTGAGTGGCTTGAGTTGTGCAGCAAACAGCCTATCAAACACTTGCTTCTTTGCAGCATCCCCCATATCGCTATCTTGAATAGCAATCTTGGTGTCGATCAAATCTTGAATACGATATTCACAATTCTTACTAAGAGCCATCTGTGTTCCTTACATGCAGGGAGAGCCAGGAGAGAAGAAGCCTTTGACTTCCTTACCGCTGTCCCAGTTTTCTCTGAGGAGTTTGTATGCGTTCAATGTACGAGAAGCCTCTGTACGCTTGCCTTGTAGGACACCCATGATTTGCACAGGGAATTGCAAGCGATAGGCTAGGTCATTTAGTGCTGCTCCTTCAAGCTTTCCTGCTTTGCGAAGAGCAACGCCCTCATCCATCAAGGCGTTATACACACGTTCTGCATACTTGACGACAGGAGCAAAGGCAGCAACGTCTGCTCTATTCCAGGTCTTGTCCAGATTAACGAAGTTACCATCAGCATCTTCCTTGAAGAAGTAGCCAAGCAAGCTACCCTCTTCCTTCTGTGCCTTAGCAATTAATTTATCACCAGCTTCTCTACTGCCCTTGAGGGTTCCAGCAAAGTCACCTCCTTCACGCATCTGCTTGAGAGGCTTACCAAGGAAGCCAACAGTTTGTTGAACCATCTTCTCAAGCTCAGGTACACTGAATTCCTCGCGTTTTAGCGTAGGAGCAGCCTTGCCCTGGGCCACCTGCATTGCGGCCTTCTCTGCTGTGGGGAAAACATTGACATCACCAAACACAGTTTCAGGACGAGCAGCCGCTGCACCAACAGAGCCTCTAGCTCCTTGCATACGCATAGCATTATCAACCCATTCATTGATGGATTGAGGGGTTCCTGCATTGATACGTGCCTGTGCAGCAGCAGCCTCATCAGGCTTGCCAATCTTTACAATGAGTTCATCAGGACTCTTGGCTCCTGTCTCATCCATTGCCCTGGTGAGGGCTTGTGTCACTTGCTCTCTTGTTACAGCAACAGGAGCTTGCACAGGCTCAGGAGCACGAGGAGCTTCAGCAGGAGCTGGTCCTTTACGTGTCTCCACTTGAACAAGCTCAGGCTGTTGCATAGCCACCTTGCGTTGGTTACTCTCCAGTAACTTCTGCTCAAGCATGCTAATCTGTTCTTGTTTAATTTTAATATCGCTGTCAATGCCTTGAGAGCGCAGCAATGCAGCCACCTTGGGAGCATCCTTCTGCACCTGAATGACAGGGGAAGGCTCTTGGGGCTTAGGCTGGAACAAAGCAGCTACAGGCTTCTCACCTTCTGCCCTCTTAGGAGCAACCAAGCCAGCACCCGGGACAGGAGGGAGGTTGTCTGCTGCTTGCTCAGGTAGTTTCTCCTTGCCTTGGAACAGGGCAGCTACTTGTTTCCCTGCCTCTTCCTTGGTGGGTGTCTCTCCTTCTGCTTGTTTCCAACGAAGGTCATCCACCTGACTTTGTAGGGTTGCAATCCTATCCTTGATGAGTTTTTCCTCATCGACAGACAGAGGTTTGTTTGTAATGTCCTTGCCAGAAATCTTTGTCTCAGCAGGAGCAACTTGTTGAACAACATCTTCAAGAGCATTAGCAGCCTTCTTGGCCTGAATGTCTTGATCATATTTAATCAAAGAAGAAAGAGCATCATCAGTGGTAGCTTGCTGTTCTTTGCCAACAGGAACATCAGGCTCAGTGGGTTTAATCTTTCCTTCAGCACGTTTTGCCAGGAAGTCAAGTCCTTTACCTACACCAGCACCAATGCCTCCACCAAAGATGGAACCAACAATAGTCTTCTCTGCCTTCTCTGCGAGGATGTCTGACCATTCATCTTTGTACGTAGGAGCAACAAGACCACCAAAGAATCCTTGTGCTGCTCCTTTTGCTGCAAGTTCTTTTGCTAGGGTGCTTGCCTTGATGAACTTCAAGAACCCTGCTGGAATTGAAACAGGATCAATGACAGAGCCAGAGATGATACCAGACCACTTGGCAAAGCTTTCACCCTCTGATAGAATGTCTGCTGCGTCAGAGAAAGCCTGTGCTCTCTTCTTATTGAAGTCTCCTCCAGTTACCTTAGCACCTGCTTGTGTCAAGCCAAGAGCACTCTCGCCCATATTGTACACAAACTGAGAGGCAAAAGCATCGAAAGCTCCAGCACCTAGCAGATGAGAAATAATT